CTGAACGTCACATGAATAATTTTGCATCCTATGCCCTGATTGTCGATCAAAGCGAAGCAGACACGGTAACTCGAGCGCTTGACAAGGAGAATGAAGACACCATCAGGATTGCTCAAAGCCCTATAAAAGCTTTCGCTTATGGCGTGCCTGCTCAAATGCTTGAACCTGTCAATGCTTTCCCTGGCGGAATAATCTTTAGCAACTACAAGAGAATGTCACGAGTAGCACAGGGTGCACTTCATGCAGCAACTGCTGGGGTGGTAGCTGGTGCCTTACAAGAAACAATCATCCAACAAAACCAACTGTCAAGGGAGCTAGATGAAAGCATCTTCAACACTCTATCAAGCGGAATATTTGGTGCCGCAATAGGTGGAGCAGCTGGGGCTTTCGCACCTAAGACAAGCACGTTCACCTTTAGTCAAAAGCAACGGGCGGTCAAAGGAATCACTGAGGTATTCACAGACACTGCAACTAAGCTTACAGAAAATGGTTTACTGACTCCTGATGCAATAGCAAGAATGCCTGAGTTTGTCAAGGAAGGTATGATAACAAGCTCCATGAACCGCCTGTTTAAAAGCAAGTACCCTACAGCTAACCAGGTGGCCAACGAACTCTTTGCCCACAACTATGACACAATAAAAAATAGAGACGGAGTTGCCAATAAGAATGTCGAACAGCTAATTGCTCTTGACATTAGCGAGAAGATGGGCGTCCTCACTGACTACCAAGACATATACTTCAAGCAAGCTGGGGTTGAACGTGGCTTTCTTGCAGCAAGAAGAGCTGAGAAGGCAGCACTTCAAGACCCAACCGGTCAAATACTGAACCTTAAAACGTTTGACGAACAGGTTGCCAAGTATCTATATCTTGACCAGATACATGAAAACCCTAGCATTAACAGCGCTGTTAAACTTCTTAGAGAAAAAGTATACGACCCCTTCAGAGACATGGCCATCGCAAACAAAGATTTGCCTGCAGGTATAACGCCAAAGAATGCTGGCGCCTACTTGCCTCAACGTTGGAATCAAAGAAAGATTACTGAAAATCAAGCAGGGTTTCTTAAAGATACAGTTGATGGATTCACTGAGGTTAACGAAGCTAACAAGAAAATAAGAAAATCTCCTGCATATATCAAAGCACAACAAGAATTGACAGAGACAAGGAAAGAGGTAGCCAAGGTTAAAGTGGCACTTGATCGTAGAGGGCACCTCCACTCCGTAGCCGAAGCTGAACTAAAGAAACAGATCGACAAACTGCCATCGCTAAAAAACCCTGGCGAAATCATCATGCAAAAAAATATGATTGAACTATCCAGGAAGGACGTTACCAAGGCCAAGCTCCGTCTTAGCGAAAGTAAAAAAAGTTCCAAGGAAGCTGCGGAAGTATTATCCAAGGGTCGAGACAAGCTTACAAAGGCAATAAAAAATGCTGGACAAACCGTGCTTAAAGCAGACGAGATAGAATCTTTATTTCATCACCAGGGTGCAAGAAAGGGTGAGCTTAGAAAGGTTTCAACATCCTCTGAGATTAAAAGTGCAGCTGAGAAAAGCCTAGATAGAATACTTGGCAGAGATACATCAAAGACAAACCAGCATATAACAAGCGCACTCAACAAGAGACCACAACCCCTATTGGACAGAACATTTCTTTTGTCCCAGGAAAGAATGTGGGACTGGATGAATCAGTCTGCATCTGACTTAACCTCTAAACATATACTCTCCATGTCTGCTTCCACTAGGATGTCGGAAGCCGCACGTGGGCATGGGTTCAACTCCATAGAGTCTTGGCATGACGCCAGACTAGCTGCCCTTGAGGCAGAGTTTAAAGCAGCCACTAAAGATGTCAGCGGTCCTGACGCTCTCAAAGCTGAGAAGCAACTTAAGAGAGATAAGAAGGATGTTACAGACAGCTTCGAATTATTGTTAGGTATTTATGGGGATGGACCCAACGTTCATGATGGCTCATACGCCAAGTACTACAAGAACTTCTTAAATTGGAACTACATAAGATTGCTTGGGTTCATGACGTTATCGGCCATCCCTGATGTGGGGCTTCATGTCTTAACCCATGGACCTTATGCTGCAATTCATAATGGGCTGGTACCTGTATTAAAGCAGACCTTTGGTCAACTTAAGAAGTTTTCTAAAGATGACTTGAAAGCAATTGGCGTTGCAGCCAACACTGTTAGTGGAACACGCCTAAGAATGTTAGCTGGAATAGATGCTCCAGATAACGGCGCCACTTATTTTGGCAAACTGTTTAACGAATCCGTGCAAGGGTTTGGTAACGTCTCCCTAATGAATCAATGGAATGATGCGCAACAGCTTATAGCCGGCACAATGTCTATCAACAGAACATTAAAAACAATTGAGACAATCACACTTAAAAAAAATACCCTTGCAAAAGACAGGGAAAGATTAGCTCGCCTTGGTATCTCCGAAAGTGAAATACCACTCATTCATAGAATGTGGGAAAAGGCTGGCAAGGCACAAGAAGATGGCACCTACTTTGCCGACTGGGTAAACTGGAAAACAACTTCATCTGCTGACATCAAGGCTCTTGAGTCTTTCAAGGCTGCGACATTAAAAGAAATCAACCAGGTTGTAATCTTGCCTGGACTTGGGGACAAGCCGCTCTTTGCACATACGCCGCTAGGAAAGATAATGCTTCAATTTAAAAGCTTTCAGTTCGCTGCAACCAACAAGATACTTTTATCAGGAATACAAAGAAAGCACGATATAAATACTTACTACGGGATGGTTACCCTCTTGTCTATGGGTGCTTTAAGCTACGTAATAACGCAGGCGTTTAGAGGCAACGATGACATTGACTTCTCGTTTGAGAACCTGTCGTCAGAGGCAATTGATAGAAGTGGATTGCTAGGAATTATATCGGAGGTCTACAATCTAGCTAATAAAGCTGGCCTTGGGTTTGGCGCACCAACCTCCAGGTTTCAATCACGCGGTGTATGGGGAGCTATTCTTGGCCCGACCACTGGTTTGGGTGAAGATTTAATGTCAACCATAAACCGCATAAGAAAAGCAAGCGACGAGAACCCTTTAACCTCAAAAGATTTAGAGCAAATGTTGCGGTTAGCTCCGTATCAGAATCTATTTTATACTCACTGGATTAGCAGAAAGGCGTTGCGTGGGGCAGCACCTAGCTTAGGCTTTGCTGGTGAGCAGGAACAATTTAAAGATATCTTTAAGTAGGAAACGATATGTCTAACATCGCAATCAATTCAACACCGTCTCGGGTACAGCTGATAGCAACGGCAGCCCAAACAGTTTTCACTATTAACTTTCCCTTTAACCTATCGTCTGACCTGAAGGTTTATCAAAGGATAGATGGCTCTACCGCAGTTGACGCAACAGACTTGCTAACTGAAACAACAGAGTATGCCATCCTTGGCGCAGGCACTGCCGCTGGCGGCACCATGACGTTGGTGACTGGAGCTACTCTGAATGACATTATCACTATCGTTGGGGATGACCCAGTTGATAGGAGCACGGTCATCGGCGACCCATCCAAGCTGACTAATACTACATTGAATACCAACTTCAATAACCTTGTTATCTATGTAAAGCAACTAGAAACAAGAATGAACCAGCTTATGCTCAACTACAACAATAATGAATCTACTGACGGCGTTACCGGTGGCGGCTACTTGGTAGACAACATCATGCCTCTGCTTGCTGGTGACCAGCTATGGAAAAAGAACACTGGTAACACAGCGTTCATCGCGGCAACACTTCCTGATTATCCCATTGGTTCTGTTGGCGGCAACTTCGCAGATGATAACCGTCTCGTACGAACAGACACCTCAGGCGGGGTCAATGAAGTTCAACAAAGCGGCATCATCGTTGATGATAATGATTATGTAACTGGCGTAGCGCGACTAACAGTAGGTGGGGTTCTTTACCCAACTGCTGACGGTACAGCTAATCAGGTACTTCAAACAGATGGCGCTGGCACCGCTACATTCTCAAACGCAGGTGATGGTGATGTAGATGGTCCAGCTGGCGCTACAGATAATGTTTATGCAAGATACGATGGAGCCACTGGAAAGCTACTTCAGAACTCTCTAACGACTGAAACTGATGCGGGTAATGTGACGTTTGCAGGAACAGTTACATTAAATGCTGCCCCAACAGTTGACCTTGAAGCCGCCACAAAGAAATATGTTGATGACTCTGTTAACACCCCCCTTACTGCAGCCATAAACCAGGTAGCACATGGGTTTACAGGGCAAGAACTTCTTTATATGGATGGAGCTACCTACACGCTAGCGGTTGCGACATCTGCGGCTGCGGCTGAGGTTGTAGGGATAGTTAGTGCTGTCGCAGGTGTTGATGATTTCACTCTGCAGTTCGGCGGGTTGGTAACCGGGCTCGCGGCATTAACTGCTGGAGATGTCCTGTATCTATCAGAGTCAAGTGCTGGAGATGCCACCTCAACTGCGCCAACAACGCCAGGTGAAATTGTCAAGCCAGTGATGCTAGCTGCTAGTGCAACCACAGCTTACTGGAATCAATACATAGGAGTGATAGTATAATGCCTTCAGCTTTATCATTAAATTACAAAGTCTCACAATCCGGCGCTCAGCTCTATGCACTCGACGCTGCAGGCAGTGACACTTACGCCATAACCTTATCGCCAGCACCAGCTGCATATGTGAATGGAATGGTCGTGACCTTTGGTGCGGGAACACTTAACACTGGGGCGTGCACACTAAACGTTAATGCACTGGGCGCCAAGGCAATCGTAAAGAATTACAATCAAGCTCTTGCGACTGGGGACATTCTTGCGGGTCAACTTGTTACCGTCGTGTATGACGGAACCAGCTTTCAAATGCAGTCAACGTTAGGTACGGCAGTTGCTGGTGGCGGAGGAAAAATTCTACAGGTAATTCAAGATACCAAGACGGATGCCTACACCCAGACAACTAATACGTTTACCACTATACCTACGCTATCTGCCGGAATCACACTTGCCAGCACAAGTAATACGGCATTTGTACAAGTCATGATGAATGCAGGCGGGAGAAATGCTAGTTATAACTCGGTTTTCAGGCTAAGAAGAGACACTACTAACATCTTGCAAGCAGACGCAGCAGGCAGCAGAGTTTTATGTACTACAGTAATGAGGTTCGTTGACACAGAAGACATCCAGACTGTCAACATTAGCTATATAGACAGCCCCGCTAGCACGTCGGCCCTTGCCTACACAGTTCAGACAGCTACGACAGGGACTGCCAGCCTCCAAGGTATAAATAGAAATGTTGCTGACACCGATGATGCAAATCACTCTAGAGGCACGAGCACAATAATTGTAATGGAAATCGACGGAACCTAATAGGAGCAACCATGGACATAGCATTAGCATTACTTCAATACGACCCTGCTATGGAGTTTGGGTGTGGCGAGACTCTAGACTCTTTGAACTGGATGTCTGGTACCAAACCTAAACCTACACAAGCAGACTTGGATACAGCATGGAGAGAATACTTAGCCATGAGAGCGAGTACTAAATATCTAAGATTGAGAAAAGAAAACCGTCCAAGTGTGGAAGACCAGCTGGATAAAATATATACTGATGGACTAGATGCCTGGAAATTACAGATGAAAGCTATCGACGATGCGTTCCCTAAGCCATTATGAGGTAAGATTCCATGCACATCCTAGACTTTAAAACATTTGATGAGCTGATATACGCTATAGACCTGAACCCCACCAAGTGGGCAAGCATGTCTCTGTTTGTATGATTAACCCATCGCAATACTGCGAACTCATACTGGAAAGAGCATTCAGAGCCGTCGACATGTACTCGGCTGACGCACATTATTTGCTAGCAAGAACAGCTGCCATGGAGTCATCCCTTACACATCTAAAGCAAGTACCGACAGGTCCTGCGCTTGGGTTCATGCAAGTAGAGGGTGACACCTACAATGACATTATTAGATACTTAAATATAAGAACAGACATAAAAGATAAGATACTAAAGTACTGCAATTACCAGGAACTTCCAGGGGAAGAGCATCTTATATTTAACCTGGCATTCAATGCACTAATTGCAAGAGTAAAGTATTGGATGATACCCGATCCGATTCCTCCTTATGGAAACGCATATGCTCAAGCAGAATACTATTGTATATATTATGCTGTCTCTAGCAGTGAAGTTTTAGAGTCTCGAATTGATAGGTTTGTAGGTTGCGCCAAACACATTGATGGCTGTATTTAGCGCAAACATATTATCTCTGATTCTCTCTGGTGTATGCTTCTTTTCTTCTTCTTTCCATTCCATCTCTATAGTCTGGGTCCTTCTGCATCTTGTCCCAGTTTTTTCGTATGTCTGCATTGACTGATGCATAGGTTTCATAGCTAGAGGCTGTTGCTGTTTGGTGTACAGTTGGAGGGGCAGACTTGGGAAGACCTTGCCTCATTTTCTCAAGCACCCGAACCTCTTCAGCTGAGGTCATAAAACTTTTAACGATGTCTTGCTCTTCTGCTGTAAAACTATTGTCTATCCATGTATTCAGCCTGCCTACCGTTTCTTTTGTATCTGGTCCAAAAGCATTGAAAGCTTCAGTCTTTTGCTTCTCCAAAGATTCACCATGTGATGTCTGAATGTCTACAAACTTTTTTATTATCTTTTCATAGTCTGCCTGTGCAACATTCATATCTTTAAAGAACGTATTAAACTCAGCTAAAACAGGGTCATCTTTCTTGATACCAAAAGAATCATAGTCTATTTCATATGCTTCAGGAGCATCCTCAGCTTTAGAGCCCAGCTTCTTTCTCAGTTCGTTTGCAGCTTTGGCTTGCTCTTCTACCGTTCTATATTTGTTTGCTATAAACCACTCAGGAACCTCGCCCTCTCCTGACACGCCCTCTGCGTACTGCCAAGTAGGTGCTTGCGCTCCATCGGTTCCATCACCGCTATGGGTACCGTCTCTTGTTTGATTTATATTGGCTGGAACGTCTGTATCATTGGCAACCTCTTGAGGTTCAACTTGCTCACTGCTCATCTATAACTCCATCCCCATTAAGTTTGTACGTATAAATTTGACTACATCTGCCTGCCCGGTTCTAAAGTATCCCCACCCATCAGTCGAACCGGGCGAGCAAAATGGTGTCTCGAGCAGAAACCTTCTCTGAAGGAGGTCTACAAACTCTTTAAACTCTTTGGCACTTAGACCTTGGGTCCTTGCCGTGCTCCCAAGCTGAGTTAACCTTTCCTGATGAGGGGTCAACTTCACCTTGGTCTCTCTATTCATTTGCGCTGCTGGAATTTGTGCTGACATTATCTATATCTCCTGTTCTGGTGGAACTATTCCTCCAGGCTGCTCGGTACCTTCTTGCCCTTCTGCCGCTAGCTCTTGGGCTTCCTGCATCTTCTTAATATCTTCCAGTATTTCTCGCTCAGTCTTAACAAGCTCAAGACTTGCCTCAATATTTTGTGCGATAAATGATGGAATCTTCTCAACCTTCATTGAAGCTGCCGCCAACTCTGGACCGACGATACCTGCCAGAACCTGGAAGTAAGTCGCTAGCTTCTCTACTTCTTTCTGGCCACGGCTTGCAGTCAGTGGGGTCTCATACTTTACAGCAACCACCTTGCCGTTAACTTTAATATCAGGCCAGAGCCCACGCTTCTTAAGAATAAATAAGATGCGATTAATTGTAGGGCTTAAGAACTCTCTTTCGATACGAGTAATGCTTGCTGCTGCATTCTCTGTCATCTCTAACTGTCTGAGTGTGGCTTCAGTTGCAGTTCCGCGTGGAGTATTGATTGGACCAAGAGGGGCAGACAGCATCATTTTATTGATTTGCTCTCTTAACTCTTGAGCTACAAGTATACCAAAGTTTATGTCGCCAGCCATAGGTATCGGAGCGAACGGAAATGCCCCTGCGCTACTAGGACGCACTGGGAGTATCGCACCTGGACCGACAACAAAGTTCTCATAGTTAACCATGGCATCTGTGTATGCAACATACATTGGGTTTGCTCTGAACGCTGCTGCTATTAGCTCATCCTTCATTGCCTCGTTAAGAGAAGCGGACGCTGGCATAGCATCCATCGCAGGACCTCGACCCAATACCTCACCGCTTCTGCGGTTCCATCTGAACGCAACAAAAGCAGGGAATTCCTCAACCGTTTCAAATATTTCAGACTTTAGGTTTTCTTCATAGATTGTCGTTTCCCATGTTTTATTTTTATAGTCAAAGGTAGTTGCTTCAACGACATGGATTTGCTTTGAGTTACCGCCGCTAGAATCTCTACCCATCCGTCGAACCTCTGCAGAGACATTCCCTTCAGGCCAGAAGCTTTCTATCTCATCAACTGAGATACCGATAAAATCTCTAAAGAATCCTCTGAAACTACCGTCAACACCAGCTTCATAGGCGATACAGTTTGAGGGTATCGATGCAAAGACTAAAGGCTCATCATCATCACCCTCATTGATTTGCAGGGCTCCCGTTGAAATAGCGAAGTCTGTAAATGCTTCAGCGGATGCGGTGTAGAATGCAGAGTTATCAATGTATGAGAAGAATTTTTTGGTTAGCTTCTGAAGTTCACGTGCAACCTCATCTTCAAACTCTGGCTCTATATCTGTGCCAGGAACAAACGTTACCCACTCTTGATACTGAGGGATTAGCGAATTAATTAGTTTGTTAACGAGACCCTGTGTTGCTTGCACTAAAGTTAAATCATAAACGTCAGTGAAAACATTTCCGCCTTTGTCAGTAGTCTTGCTGCCAGGTGACCCGGAGTCTCTCCAGACATTAGAGTTGGGGGCTGCATATCTGTATGTCTTGTCAAGAATTGAACGCCACTCTTGTAGTGTGCCCATCGCCTTCTGGCGTCGAGCTGATAAATTATCTAGGTTTGCCATTGATTATAAGCCTCCGCCTGAACCGCCACCAAGGGACGAGTTGGAGTCTGGCAAGAATAGAAATGGATTGAAACTTCCTTGGATGCTGCGTATTAACTTCTTCTGAACCTTGGCCCTTTCTGATTGTTCTTTTTTCATGATAGCACCTCTAAGGTTCCGCGCTTCATTTGCTGATTGCTCGGCAGCTTGCTGAGCCCTGCGTGCCTGCCTTCTTCCTCTAGACATAACCCAATCTCCTTACGCTAATTATTCCACCCCCTCCTCTCATTAAACGCTTGTAAAGGCCGTAGGGGGTAAGACAGTAAAACGGTAAGCGTAACCCAAGAATGTAAGCGACAATACTAACACACGAGTGCACGCCGAACCTAACTACGTGCTGGTCCCGGTTGGAGACCGACTTCCTTACAGCAAGAATAGTATAGTCAGGTCTACTCTTTAGAAATATCTTTATGAAATCTTCAGCGGGAGCCTCGGGCAGCACATAAGTATCAAGCGCTGACTTGTTGGCATCATGGACTATAAACCCTAGAGGCACCCGCTCCATTATAGACACATGATTGAATCCCTTTCGACATAAATAGTTGAGTGGGTATTCACCACAGCCACTAAAACAAATGTAAAACTCCTGGACCGGTGTATCTATCCCACCCTCAGAAACAAGCTGTGACTCTAACGATGTTGTGCTTTGCGCCTTTCCCACTAAATTTCTTTATTACCTCTTTAGTTTCTCTAGAGTAAATCTCAACCTGAACGCAGACCATCTGCGCCAATGCGTTCTCGATTATGCTAAGCCTTTTACTTTGAGATGCTTTCATTAAATTGTGCCTGCTCTAATAGTTTCTCAAGCGTTTCGATTCTGTCCATGATCTCAGCTGACTCAGCAATCTTAATGCCTGACGTTAACAGTCCAGCCATTGCAGTTACCTCACCACTTGTCAGCTTGCCGCTCTCTATGGACGCGGTTAGGGCGTTGAACTTATCTTTGAATGTTTTTCCAGCAGCCAAGCCAGGAACTTTAACCATTCGATGCTCAGTCCAGCCGAATCTATTTCTCATGTTCATAGACCACACCACATGATTAAGCTCAGTGCCCCTGTACTCTTGTGTGACGTGAGCTTTGGCAACATCCTGCCACCATTTCTCAGACTTGGGGAGAGCTACTTGATAGGCTTCCCAGAACTCTTCATACTTGTTCCTCCAGTTATCAAAGGTCAAATATGATATGTTGTGTGTAGCACAAAAATGAGCCCGGCTATTACCCTTTTGCAAAGTAGCTATTAATTCATCGCACATGCTTTCATCATACTTGCTAGCAGGGTACTTGATGCGAGCCTTGATCTTACGTTTGTCTTTGAACTCAGGAGGCTTTGGCGATAGCTTTTCATCTAGAGTTTTCTTTTTTATGTTGTAGGGTTTTCTAGCAGGCTTTTTAACTGCTGGTTTCTTCTTGGTCTTTGACTTACCGTCATCTTTTTTAGCCAAAAAAACATTCCTTTTTTTGAGGGATTTACACATACTCCCATTATATATCATCCTTCATACTAAGTAAAAACACCTACATTATCATTGACTATCAATGGCTCCCAAGGTATAATCCAAGCATCAGTGACACAAGGACAAACCATGATTAACAAAACATTTTATTTCGAAGACGCACTAGTAGTTCTACGTAACCGTGGCACAGCGAGAAGGTCTAACTGGAAGCCAATGGTACCTTCCATTAGGCTTGTTAAAAATACTATTGACCCTAGGGATAAGCTTGCACCTCCACCCGTTCAGCTCTGTCAAATGAAAAAGAACAAGGATGGCTCTGAAAATAAGATACCTTGGCTTCCATCACTTAGTGACTTGCTTGAAAAAGACTGGTTAATACAGGAGAGATGACATGGACGCTAAAGTTTTACAAGCGCTTAAGAGATTTATTTGCATTGACTATGCAGTACGATTCCCTGAACGTTCCAGTGTTTATTATTTTAGCAAACAGCTTAACGTTGATGTAGAAAAAATAAACCATGCCATTGTCAAGTTGAAGGACGACGGTATCCTTGAGTTTAACAAGGATACAAAAGCATACGAGTACGTTATGGATCGTGACCCTGATACGATGGCTATCGTTAAGCAATACCTTTTACCTGGAGGTGCTCATGACCATCTATATTGACTTGTCCAATGCTGAAATTAAAGGAGAGAACAATGTCATTTAACGGCTCTCTACTTAACATAATACAACAGGTAGGATTCTATGTTGCCGGTGGATTGCTTCTGGTTGTCTGGGGTTATGATGTCTACACCATGGACCTCACGACTCTTCCTGACTGGATGGTTATTGTGACAACTATAGTCATTTGGTTCTTGTGGTCTTCCCTTGTATCGCTGTCTATTACAGACAATGTAAATGCAAGTTGCTTTATCGCAGGAACGCTGGGTTCTTTTGCTGTCATGTTTTTGTTTTTAATAATTAGAATCTTTAAGGCGGTGTCGATGTGATAGAACTACCATACATTTACAGGGAATGTTCTGATGATTTATGATATGCGAAAGAAGCTTGCCCAGTTCACGTATGACTTTGACAATTCATTATGTAAAGCTGATAGCATTGACGACTTGTTAACTTTAAAGTTGATGTTGGCTGACGAATCTAATGTCATTAACAGAACCCTCTATAGATTAAAAAAGATGCTTTTATCAGTTGAATCCGCAAGATGGAATCTTACCATGTATGGGGAATCTGCTGAAATTCCTGATAACCATGAGGTTTTTAGACACCTTGTAGATCTTCAAGACAAGCTAGTGGCTCAGGTTGATGGTTTGGCTCATATAAAAAAGAGCGCGCTAAAAGCTATTTTTATTGTCGGAGGGGACAAGGCTATCACAATGCGTTATCGAGAAGAAGATGATGATTTTGAGAAATTAACAATACGCGGTGAATAAAGTAAAGCGCAGAGTAGCACTGCGCTTTTAATAACAAGTGTTAAAACCAATAACTAACCGTGCTATTCTCTGGTCGATTGCCAGTTGTCTATCAGTATAATACCATGCTGATAATGTGCAAGCAATTACTAAGGAACATTGATGGAAGACATAAAAGAAATAGACTACAGGGATACTGATTCTATGGTTGAATTTTATGCTATGACTTTATTTGCTCAGTACAAATCTGCGGTTGACGTTATCACTGAGAGCAAGTCGAAACCAGTCAGACTGGACGTTCAGAATAAACTGCTAGGAAACATAGCAACTTTTACATCGCGACTTCAAAAGTATGAACGCGGCCTAGAAGATGCTAAAAATAAATAATCGATTATAATAATCACATGAAGTTTACAAAGAAAAGGTTATATGCGGCTCTCACACTGCTGGGAACTATCGTCTGCACTGCTATCGCCATTGCAGTACTCCCCGTGGCAGCACCGTTCGTAGCGAGTGCGGGAGTCGCATTTTTGTTAGCGCTTGGCAGAAAGTTAGTTAG